GGCGAGGTGGGTGAAGGCGTGGCCAACGGGTAGTTTCGTGACCGCATCCATTTTAAGAATGTCCTCGCCAGCCAAGGTGTAGAGGACGGGGTACCATCCCCACTTTGCAGCAAACTCGTCACCTCCTGAGTCTTCTGAATTAAAGAGGACTGCAAAGCGTTGAGTAGTTTCTTTTCGGTACTCCAAAAAAAAAGCAACGCACCGGCGACGAGAGGGGCGGGCATATCGAGGAACACGTCGGCGTCCTCTTTGGCCGTGTACGGTTTGATCGAGTAGCGATCCCCCCACTTCCTTTCGAGTGGCCGGTATAGGATGCTCATGGCCTTGTGTGGCGTCTTCCAGAAGTTCGCCGTGTACGTCTCCATATCAATCCACTCTCCGGCGCTGAACTCGTCCCAGTCCGGAACGAACCCGTACTCGACGCCGTTGAGCTCGATGATTTCTTTGTGCTGGGCGACCTCGTTGGCTTGCAAGGTGTCGAGGTGTGCGTTGGCCTCCACGATGAGTTTGTGGGGCATCTTGCGGAGTTCCGCGAAGGAGTGACCCGTGACGGCTTGGACGCGCTTAACGGGGTCGGTTTCGGTCTCGAGCGTCATAAGATGACGCAAGGTGAGGTCTTGAAAAGAGGCGGGGAGGCGCAGCTTCATATTGTTACAAGTTCAAAAGGTTTGATTCCTCAAGTTATCCGAGGGCGTATTGCCCGAAGTTCGGGTTCGTTTGGTTCCACGTCACGGCGTAGCGTGAGGCGTCTACAAAGTGGTTGAAGGCGTCGACGGGCTCGTTCAGTTGGCGCCCGTTCTTGTCCTCCTTGTATTTGTAGTTCCGGAGTTCTTTGATGCCGTTCACGCTGCGCTCTGTGATGAGGAGCGGGCGGGACCGGAGGAAGTCGATGCCCGACCGAACCGAGTCCGGGCCTTTGCGTGCTGGGTGTATGTTGAACCCGTGCCCGTGTATTTCGTCGATGGACTTGGGCTCGGCGGAGTCGGCCACGATCATGGCCTTGCCGATGTCGGCGTCTCGTAGCGTTTGGGCGATGGCTGCATTCGTGAGGCCCGTGGCGTAGCAAACCTCGTCGAGGCAAAAGCCGTGGCCGTCGGTGTACACCTTGACGATGGCCGTGGGGTCGTTGGTATATCCAAAGTCTAAACCAAGAGACAACAGGCGCCACCCTTCCGGGACTTGAACTACTTGCTTCCAGTGGGTGAGGATGGTCGCACGGGAGACGCCACGCTCGCCCAATCCGTAGACCCTCCAGTAGTCGTGGTCGGCTTCCTTGAGTCGTTCAATCTCTGCGACGGTGGACTCGGGTAGGAACGGGTTGTCTTTGTATGTGGTTTGGAAGAACTCGTGGTCGGGCCGGGTCAACACGTGGTCGTATATCCAGTGGAACTCGTCGGAGGGGTTGTAGTCAATGATGGCCCGCCCCGTGGTGCGGAGCATAAGTTGCCTCCAATCTTCGAGGGTGAGCTCGTTGGCCTCGTTCACAAACAAGATGTCACGCTTGCGGCCCCGGACCTTTTGCGGTTGGTCGACCGAGATGAACTCGACCATGTTCCCGTATAGGATGTAGGTGGCCTCTGACTTGTTGTGCAGGTTGACGTCGTAGATGTCCTCCCGTTCGAGTATCTCGAAGAAGTCCCTCATGACCGAGGCGCGAATGGCGGGGAAGGTCTTTCGAGCGATGGTGATAACCGCCCCGGAGTTCTCGTTGCGGTGGCACAGTTCAATGAGTGCCGTGAGGATGGAGTAGGTCTTGCCCGATCGCGTCCCGCCTTGGTGAACTTGAATCTTGGCGGGCGAGTTCTTGACGTGGTAGTATGTGGCGGGTTGCCTCACAAGCTATCCAAAAATTCCTCGTGTGAATTGAACGAATACCAACACCCCTTCTTTTGGTACTTCATGGCCTTGTAAAAATACACCACGTCGCCGATGAGATAGTGCCCTTTCGTCTTCTCTTGGTAGGCGATGCCTCGTTCATCGAGGAAGGCGCGGAAGTCCTTGCGGCCTTGCTTGTTCTTGGCCTTCTCTCTCGCTCGTCTCTTGCGGTTCTTTTTTTGGGTGCGCGTCATGACACCGAGGAGTCGTCAGACACAAACCACGAGAGGGGCTTCTTCTCGGCCACCTCAATCTCTTGTCTCTCCACGTAGCCCCTGCCCTTGCCTTTGGTCTTCATATAGAAGATGGTCGCCGCTGGGTTGCCTTGTGAGATGAGTTTGTGTAGGTGGTGTTCGGCAAAGTCCAACACGACCTCCGGAAGGTTGTCACACGCTGCCTTATATGCTGGGTCTTCCTTGAGCCAGTTGTAGTGAGTCTGCCTTGAGATGCCACACGACTCACACGCGAGCTTCACGATGCCCAACGCCTTTGTGAGGGCCTCGACCATGTTTGCCTTTTTTGGTTCTAAAGTGTCCAACTCTGTCAAGGTATCATCTTCTCGCAGTGCTTGCATTGCTTCAGTTCTTTTGGTTTGTCTTCGGGTTCGGGTTTGTCCCAGTCAATCGGAACCCCCCACTCTTGGAGTTGTTCGGGTTCGTGGGGGCCGTTTGCTAGAATGTCCATATCGAACTCTCCGTGGTGGGCGTTGTCTTTGATCATGGCCCGCTCTTGCTCCTCTTCGGTCCAGTCGCACACGCTACAAGGGACTGCCTCCCATCCAAGCTCGATGCAGGCACGGAGTCTTTGGTTCCCTGCAAACACCACCATGTCAGGGTTGACCAAGAGAGGTCGAACGGTCATCATCTTCGGGTCTTGGGAGATGGACCGCTTGAGGTACTCCATCTTCTCCTTTCGGATAAACCGAGGGTTATTCGGGTGAGTCCTCAGCTTGCTGGTCTCGATAAGTATCGGCGGCGTTAAGAACATTCCGGAGGGTTTCTCGTATGTGATAGTCGGAGACGGCGAGGTTCAAAAGAATCTCCCACGAGTCGGTGTCTTTGTGGAACACTCCAAAGTTGGCGACGTCGGCCCCGGTGTCCTTGCGTGTAAACACCAAGAAGTCGTCGCTCTCGTTGAGCATTCTTTTGACTTTGCGTAAGGTCATGCGTTCAAAAATTTCTTGTAGTCGGCCCGGAAGCGGCGGTCAATCTCCAAAAGTTCTTGAGCTCTCCGGACGCTATAACACGAGGTCGTGTGGTTCGTTCGTTGGAGGGTCTTGGCGATTTCTTGAAACCTGAAGCCGTTGTCCCGAAGATACTTCGAAACGATGTGCCGGGTGTCGGCTACGTGGCCCCTTCGGTTTTGCGCGATGATGTCGCTCCACTCAAGGCCCAGCGCAGTCACCCCACGACGCGCCCGTTCAATGACGAGGGTTTTGTCGTGGGAGTAGTCGTGAAGTTGCCCGACGTTGAGGTAGAAATTGTCTGTTATTTTTTGCTCCATTCCTTGGCGCATATTGCCATACGTTGGCGTTCGTTTGTAAACTCGGTCTTCATAACCTCATCGCTCATGCATCGGTTGAGGAACTCGGTCATCTTTTCGTCTTGTTTAGGAGTGGGTATCGGCATTGTGTACGAGGTCTTTGAGTTGTTGTAAGAGTTTCCGGTTGCATGAAGAACACCCGCTCGCCTTTTGTCCGGTCAGGAACCGACGGGAAAGGTCGTTGAGTTCTTCGATTGTTTTGTCTTGGTTGGGGCGATCAAGGTATTCTCTGATTTGCTCCACCTCTTCCGGCTGGATGGTGGCGTGCCACTTATCAAGCGGGCACGATGCGACCTTGAGTTTTGTTTTGGCGGGCATATAGCACCCGCACAAGGGAGAGTCCGTGAACGCCTCTGTCACGAGGGGACCGCAACTCTTGGTCGTGGTCACGAAGTGCTCGCATCCAAGGCAGATGTCGTACCTCTCGGTCCTAGTTTTCACGTCTACGAATAACACGGCGGAGTTTCTTTTTGCTTTGTGAGATGGATTCGTAAAGGACCGACACACCTATTCCAGATTGCCGGGCAAGTTCGGCCATGCTCCACCCGTCAAGATATAACTCCAAAACGGTTCTATCAAACCACGAGAGGTGGTTGGCCATGATCAACGCCTCCTCCTTTCTGATGGCCTCTTGGATGTCGTAGTTCGAGACGTGGGTGTAGTCGGGTGCGTCGGTGATTTTGTATAGCTTCCGAAAGGTTCCCGTGGAAAGGTTCCACATTGCGGTGTGAACATATCCCGGAAGGTTGTCCAAGATGTTCTTGTTCTTGCGTAGGGCCAGCACGCACGAGAGATAGGTATGGTGCAAGAGGTCGAGGTTGTCACGATGCAACCGACGGGAGACTTCTACGAGCTCGTCGTAGTGCTCCGTGAACCATGCGTCAAAGTCCCTTCGTGCTTTTGAGTTCATCGACTTTGCGCTTGTAGTGATGGTATAGGGCTTCGAGTTCGTCGCGGGAAAACTTGCGCGTCTTCTTCGATTCAATCAAGAGTGCCTCGGCGGTGCCCTCTCCGTGCTGCCTGTCGAGGTGTTGGGAGAAAAGGAACTGCTCCCCACTTCGGAAGCCGTTGCACCGCTTGCATTGGAACTGGACGTTCTTCTCGTCCCATCGTGTGCTCATGCACGCCCGGCTCATGAAGTGCCCCGCGTCTACCTCGGTCCAATGTCGGACTGCTCCGCACGTATAGCACTCTCCCATACCTCGGTGGTCACTCGCCCTCAGGCGGATGTATTGGCTGAACACCGTGTCCACCTTCTTCACCATCGCGCTCCGGTTTGTCGTTCGGGTACGGGATGTGCTCCCACCGCCCGTTTTTGACCGGGACTCGCTTGATGTTTGCGCTCTTTTGGAGTTCTTTGCTTTCCGCTTCACGACGTTTCTTGTAGTTCTTATACAAGGCGTCCAGTTGGTCGTCGCTGAGGCGATCGGGTGCGTGCTTCTTCAGCTCGTTCCAATTGCCCTCACGGACGGCGGCTCGTTCGCCTTCGTACTGCCTGAATATATCAACCAATTCGGGAAGTTTCAAACGCTCATATCCGGGCCTGTATTCTCCCGTCTTGAGGCGGTGCATGATGACCGCCCATTCTTCGAGCTTCATGGCCGGGAACGTGTCCCGTAGATGGTGGACCGCATCCAAGATGTCGCGGTCGGCGGTGATGCTTCGGTTGTACTCAAGGTATTGGAGCGTCTCTTTAAGTAGGATAATGAGACACGCTTCCGTCTTTGCGGGTGCCTCTCGGTACGCGACGAGTACGTTGGTGCCGTCACGCCATGCCTTCTCCGGACTCATTCGCGAGGCGTCGGAGATGCTCTGCAATGAGTGAGCCGTCCGAAGGGCCAGATCGTTTGGTTTCATTCTTTTGTTTTTTTCTTAGGTATATGGCTCGATAAGTTTTGCTTATGCTGTACGCGATGGCATCGATGGCCGTGGCCTCGTCGCCTTCGGCGTCGTTTTGGAGCTCGTGCAATGCTCCTTGTTCTTGAATTTTGGAGTACGAAGGAAGTCCCATCTCCATCCGATTGTGTTTCCACCCCACCCAGGCATCTCGAAACTCTGTTGTGTCCCAAGGTAGGGTGACTCTGTTTGGTCCAAATCCTTCCAAACTCCCCTCTTTAGTATGTTCTATAGTATGCTCTATAGTATGTTCTATAGTCTGCGGTCCATTTGTCCCAACTTTTGTTCCATATGGACCTTCTAGTTGTTCCATTTGTCCCAAGTTTTGTTCCATTTGGAACTTGTTCCGATTGGAACTTGTTCCATTTGGCACAAGTTTCCGAGACTGTCCGTAACCCTTTACGGTGAGGTGTCCGCTTTTCTTCAGTTTGCGGATGGCTTTCCGGATGTAGGAGGGAGTCACTGTCATGTACTCCGCCAGACGTTTGTCCCCTGCCCAGCAAACCCCATCCTTTTGTGAGAGGGACATGATCTTGCCCATGAAGCACCGTTCAAAAATTGAAAGGTCAGCGTCATTCCAAATGTCGTCAGGTATGTAGATGCACATCAGCCCTGAAATTTCTCATACCATTGGATGAGCTCACGCACAAACTCCGCATCGCTTCGATATTCTTGTGCTTGCTCTCGAACAAAGTCCCTCTCCTCTGGTGACAAACGAATGGTCATGACCTCCGTCAGCCGTGTTCTTGGATGTTTCATAGCTTCAAGGTAATCAAATGTAATCGAATAAGCAAGAAAAAAAGGGAGGCCAGACACCTCCCCTTTGTTTCACGTTCCCTTTGTTGGTTCAAGGACTTTCAACTCGTGCTCCCGGTACTCGACCTCTCCGTGAAGTTGTAGGTAGGTCGTGTTCTTCGTCTCCACGATTTGCCGGGCGTGCTTCAAGATGCCGCTTGGGTTGTGCTTCATCCAGTTTCCCACGGTCTTTTCACTCACTCCCAGCTCTTCGGCGCATTGCTTTTGGCTGCCGAAGTGTTTTCTAATGTAGTCTTTCATTTGTTCTTGTGTAATTCGTCGAGCATCTTGTTTTGTTGGTCTGGTGATTCGATTTCTTGCCAGTATTCAGGGTCTTCCGGCATACATGGCATTTGCCATTTACCTTCTTTCCGTTTTTGGATTAGATAAAGCCACTCTCCAAGAAACCACGCACAGAGGTACTCTCCGTCTTTTTCAGCTTGTCCATCGCACCACATCAGACCTCCACTTCGTCTTTGATGACCTTTCGAGCACTCAAGGCCACGCGTGCGAGTTGCAACACGATCGAGTCGTAGTCCTTTTGGAAGGGGTCTCCTGCCGCTTGCATGGCACAAGCCACGGCCCAGCTTGCCACGATGCCTTTGACGTCGTTGTTGGCAGGTGCTTTGGGGCTTGATGAACCGCCACCATTGAAGCCGGGCTTGTCGAGCTTGAGGCGCGGTCCCCACTTCGTCGAGTTCTGCTCTTTGACCACGCACTCGTC